TTTAAGGTGGAGAACTTGGATAGTTCCGACTCAATAAAAAAATGGAATAAGGGAGAAATCCCTATAGCAGTTATCCACCCTGCATCTGCTGGACATGGACTCAACCTACAATCTGGTGGTTCTACTCTGATTTGGTTTAGCCTTACATGGAGTTTGGAGCTTTACCAACAAACAAATGCCAGGCTATGGAGACAGGGACAAGAAAAGACAGTTATTATCCATCACCTCATTGCAAAGGACACAATCGACAAGCAAGTGATGAAAGCTTTAAAAAACAAGGATAATACCCAGTCTGCATTAATCGATGCTGTTAAAGTCAACTTGCAAATGGGAGGTAAAAGCAATGAATAAAAAATATGAAGATTTGGCTAATGCCATTGTTCTAGCAGCAGTTAAGGATTACCGTGCTGCACTTAGAAAACTAAATAAACATCCACGAAATCAAGCTGCTTTAAATACAAAAGAAGAAGTTGAACGTTTCTTTCATTCTGGCTGGTATAGACTTCTTACCAGCCTTGACCCAGATATGCTTATAAAACAACTGAATGAGGAGGTAGCATCATGAACGCAAAAGATTATTTAAATAAAGCTTATCGTCTAGACCAAAGAATTAATAGCAAGCTTGAGCAAGTGGAGTCTTTAAATGCACTTGCTACTAAAGCCACTTCTACCCTATCCGATATGCCAAGAAGTCCTAACAGAGCTACCTCCAAAATGGCAGATGCTATAGATAAAATTATTGACCTTCAAGCTGAAATCAATAAAGACATTGATATGCTTATCGATTTGAAAACTGAAATTGTAGCTCTTATAAAGAAAGTAAAGAACCAGGAGTATCAAACCTTACTTGAGAAACGATACCTTTGCTTCGAAACTTGGGAGCAGATTGCAGTTGATATGGATTATAGCATTCAGCATATTTATAGACTTAGAGACAGAGCTTTAGCAGAAACAACCACTCTTTTGAAAAATGATAGGAAATGTTAGTAGATGTTCATAGACTTACTTGATACTATTAAGATAGAAAAACTTTAAACCTTCACAGAAAATCTGTGGAGGTTTTTTCATGCCCAAAAAGGAGGTGCTAGAATGCCAAGGAAACCTAAGAGTCCTTGTTCCTATCCTGGCTGTCCTAAGCTTACTGATGATAGGTACTGTGAAAAACATAAGCGGTTAACAAATAAAAACTATAACAAGTACCAAAGAGATCCTAAGTCCAACAAAAGATACGGCAGGGCTTGGAAACGAATCAGAGACAGATACGTCAAAGAGTATCCCCTTTGTGAGGAATGTAAGAAACACGGAAAGCTTACTCCTGTGGAGGAAGTGCATCACATCGTACCACTGTCCAAAGGTGGTGGCAATGAGTTTAGTAATCTTATGAGCTTATGCAAGTCTTGTCACTCAAGCATCACAGCTAAAAGTGGTGAGCGGTGGGGGTAGTAAATCTCTAAAACTTTCATAAGCGGACAGCGGCGTGGGGCATCGTGTAAAAAAATGCAGTTTCAAAGGGGGTAATAGGGCAAGTGGAAAGTGAGGTGTTTTAATATATGGCCAAAGACGGCACTAATAGAGGTGGTGCTCGCATAGGAGCAGGAGCCAAAAAGAAAGCATTAGCAGAAAAAATAGCTGAAGGAAATCCTGGTGGAAGACCTCTTACAGTTATGGAATTTCAGAACACCGCAGACTTAAAAGGTGAAGAAATGCCAGAGCCAAACAAGATGCTAGAGGCAGTCCAAAAAGATGGAAAGACTTTAGTTGCTGGAGAAGTCTATAAAGATACATGGAAATGGCTACATGAAAGAGGTTGTTCCTCCCTAGTCTCACCTCAGCTTTTAGAAAGATATGCTATGAGTGTTGCAAGATGGATTCAATGCGAAGAGGCAATCACTGAATATGGCTTTTTAGCAAAACATCCTACTACAGGAAATGCTATTCAAAGTCCCTATGTTGCAATGGGACAAAATTATATGACTCAAACAAATAGACTGTGGTTTGAGATATTTCAAATCGTAAAAGAAAACTCTCTATCAGAATACACAGGAAACAATCCTCAAGATAATGTAATGGAAAGGCTGCTTACTGCTCGCAAAGGTAAATAAATAATTGGAGGTAGAAATGAAAAGACAATTAACAGCTGAAAGTGTGTGTATGGGACATCCAGATAAGCTATGCGATTTAATCGCTGATAATATTTTAGATGCTGCTTTTAGAAAAGATAAAGCTTCTAGAGTAGCTTGTGAAGTTATGGCGACCAAAGGAAAAATTATCGTGGCGGGCGAAATCACCTGTAGCGAGAAATTAGATATTAGATACATTGTTAGGCAAACTTTAAAGGAAATTGGATACAATCCACTTAAATTTTTAATATATGTATATGTACAAAAACAAAGTCCCGATATAAAGGCTGGAGTTGATAATGCTCTAGAAATGCGAAATGGCACAGATGACCCTTATAACTTAATCGGTGCTGGTGATCAAGGAACTATGTATGGCTATGCTACCAATGAAACTAGAGAAATGCTCCCCCTCCCTCTTGTTTTATCCCATAGAATAACTAAAAGGTTAGATAAAGCAAGAAAAGATAAATTAATAAAAGGGATATTTCCAGATGGTAAGGCACAGGTTACTGTAGAATATGATGGTGATAAACCAGTAAGAGTTAAAACTATAGTTATATCTATTCACCATCATAAAGATAAATCCTATGATGAATTAAAAAGAGAGATTTTAACCTTTGTCCTACAGCCTGCTTTTGAAGATTTTCCTTTTGATAAGGATACTGAAATTCTTATCAATCCTTCTGGTAGATTTGTTATTGGTGGACCAAGTGCTGATACAGGTTTAACAGGCAGAAAACTTATGGTCGATACCTATGGAGGTCTTGCCTCCCACGGTGGTGGTGCTCTTTGTGGCAAAGACCCGACCAAGGTAGATAGAAGTGGTGCTTATATGGCCAGATATATAGCAAAACATATTGTATGGAGCGATTTTGCAGATAAATGCGAGGTCGCTCTTTCTTATGCCATTGGAAAAGCAAATCCAGTGGCTTTTTCTATTAATACCTTTGGAACAGGTAAATTATCAGATGAAGTATTAACCCTTGCTGCAAAAGATGTCTTTAATTTAAAACCTGCAGCAATTATTGAAAACCTAAGGCTTAGAGATATCCATTATTCTGACACAGCTACTTATGGGCACTTTAATTCCTCTCTCCTTCCTTGGGAAGATGCAAATAGATATGAAGATTTTAAAAAGGCGGTGAAAAAATATGAAGATAGAAAAGATTAAAATTGAAAAGCTTAATCCTGCCGAGTACAACCCAAGGAAGGATTTAAAACCTGGAGATCCCGAGTATGAAAAGTTGAAAAACTCTATTCTTACCTTTGGATATGTTGAGCCTGTTCTTTGGAATAAAAGGACTGGCAATATTATAGGCGGCCATCAAAGATATAAAGTTCTAGTAGAGCTTGGGGAAAAAGAAATTGATTGTGTCGTTGTAGATATGGATAGTGAAAATGAAAAGGCATTAAATATTGCTCTTAATAAAGTCAGCGGTGATTGGGATAAAGATAAACTAATGCTTTTAATCGAAGATTTGCAAGGAGTAGACTTTGATGTCTCCCTTACTGGTTTTGACTCTGCTGAACTTGATGATCTATTTAAAGATTCTCTAAAGGACAATATTAAAGAAGATGATTTTGATGTTGAAGAAGAACTTAAAAAACCAGCCATTTCAAAGTTAGGGGATTTGTGGCTGCTTGGCGAACACAGACTTATCTGTGGCGATAGTACTAACCCTAAAACCTATGAAGATTTAATGGATGGAAAGTTGGCTAATTTAACGATTACTGACCCTCCCTATAATGTAAATTATGAAGGTACTGCTGGAAAAATTAAAAATGACAATATGGGAAACCAGGCCTTCTACGACTTCCTCCTTGCTTCCTTTCAAGGAATGGAAACTGTTATGGCTAAGGACGCATCCATTTATGTATTCCATGCAGATACTGAAGGCTTAAACTTTAGAAAGGCATTCTCTGATGCGGGCTTTTATCTTTCAGGTACTTGTATATGGAAAAAGCAATCCTTAGTTTTAGGTCGATCCCCTTACCAATGGCAACATGAACCCGTTCTCTTCGGCTGGAAAAAGAAAGGCAAGCATAACTGGTACTCTGACAGAAAACAAACCACTATTTGGGAATTTGAAAAACCTAAAAAGAACAAGGAGCATCCAACAATGAAACCCGTGGCCCTTGTAGCTTATCCTATATTAAACTCAAGCTTAACTAACTGTATTGTTCTTGATCCCTTTGGCGGTTCAGGAAGTACATTAATTGCCTGTGAGCAAACAGATAGAATTTGCCATATGATTGAGCTTGATGAAAAATACGCGGATGTTATTGTGAAACGTTATATTGAACAAGTTGGTAACTCTGATGGTGTGTTTCTTTTAAGAGATGGTGTCGAATATTCGTATAAAGATGTCGAAGGTGTTTCAGATGAAGAAGAATAAAGAATTAACCTTCATAGACTTCTTTGCAGGAGTTGGAGGCTTTAGACTAGGCTTTGAACAGGCAGGTTTAAGATGTATTGGCTTTTGTGAAAATGATAAATTTGCTCTTAAATCTTATAAAGCCATGTTTGATACAAAGGGGGAATGGCATAAAGATGACATCAACACAATCAAATCAGAAGAAATCCCATATGCAGATATTTGGTGTGGAGGAACACCTTGTCAAGATGTTTCAATTGCAGGGATGCGAAAAGGATTATCTGGAGACCGAAGTGGTCTCTTTTTTAAATTCATTGAACTCCTCAAGGGCAAAGATGAAAAAGATAAACCCACATTCATTGTCCTTGAAAATGTTAAAGGACTTTTATCTAGTCACAGAGGATTTGATTTTACAGAATATCTCCATCAAATTTCCCAAGCTGGGTATGATGCAATCTGGCAAGTGCTTAACTCTAAAGACTTTGGAGTCCCCCAAAACAGAGAAAGGGTATTCCTTATCGGACATCTTAGAAGCCGAGGTAGACGAGAAATATTACCTATCCAAGGAGAAAACTCTGCAACTCTTAAAAAAGTTATAGGCGGTTGCCAAGGAGAAAGAGTCTATGACCCTAATGGTTTATCTTGTACTCTTACAGGGTGCGGCGGTGGTGGCGGTGGAAAAACAGGACTCTATTTTATAGATCAATCAACCACCAAAACAAAAATAACTAATAATTCAAGATGTATAACCTCAAGATATACTGCTGGAATTGTAAATAGAACAGCTAGTAATAGTGCTGTTCTTGAGGCAAGGGCCGTTCTTACTCCTGAAAGAATAAACAAAAGACAAAATGGTCGCAGGATGAAAGAAACTGGTAAGCCTATGTTTACTTTAACTAGTGGAGATAGGCACGGTGTTGCAATTAAGGAAGCTACAAAAAAAGGTTTTGTCGAGGCTCATGTAGGTGATAGCATAAACTTATCCTTCCCTAATAGTAAAACAAGAAGAGGACGTGTGGGAAAAGAAATAGCCCAAACTTTAGATACTAGCTGTGAACAAGGGACTTTAACTGAAAATCTTAGAATTAGAAGGCTTACTCCAAGGGAATGTTTTAGACTCCAAGGATTCCCTGATTCTCTTTTTGATAAAGCTAGAAAAGTTAATTCTGATGCACAACTATATAAGCAAGCTGGAAATGCTGTTACTGTAAATGTTGCTTATGAAATTGCTGAAACTATCAAAAATTCAGCTTACAAATAAACCTTCAAGAATATCCGAAATATAACTTGCATAATACATGCTTTTGAGTGATGTATAGACGTACTACATTACTTGGAGGTATTAAATATG